ACATTAATCTCATCTCCATCATCATTAGGGGTAAACACTTTAATCTTTTCTGTACCTTGTCCTGGAGACCCTAAAGCAAATTGTAACTGAGCAATAGCCTGTGTAGCTTTAGCAATACCACCAAGAGTTTTTAAGGCTTCGCCAGCTGCTTCATTACCTACTTTACCACCACCTAATGCTGCGCTTACAACTTCTTCTACTCCGCCAGCTCCCAAATCTTTTAAGTTTTGTATTGTTTTGCTTGTGTCAGCATTTTTCCATGTTCCAGCAGTCCCTGTCATATTATCTGTATTTAAATAAGGCAATACGTAGGTTAAACCTGTTGGTGTAGATGGATATAAATTATAGTAAGGATCTAAGAAGCTTTTACCTAGCATTGGGCCAGCAAGCTTTTGCGCTACTTCGGCAGCTCCTATTGCGCCCCCAGCGGTAGTTGCAGCGTCTACAGCAAACCCGAGTGTGCTTGAAACTGTTTTATTAACCCCCTTTTTATTAAGGTATGACTGAGTTGCAGTACCAAAGACTTTACCTAGTATTGAAGTTGCTGGTGTTGCAGCAGCCGCTAATGCTGTTGTAGATTCAGCAGTTGCCATTAATTGCAACTTAAGAGAATTTAACTGTCCGGATTGAGTTAAATTGTATTCTGTTAAAGTAATTTGTGGTATATAACTTCTAACTGTCTGACTTTTGTTTAAAGTCCAGCAATAATCACTATGTACATTAAATATATAATTAGTACCACCAATAGCATTACCTGTATTATTGCCTATTCTAGGTGCACCTACAACATCATTACCGTATCCGAATGCATTTGGAATTGCTCTATTTAATTCCTGCGACGATCTTGTCGGTAAGGTAGGAGTTACAGGTAATGTGTTAGGGGCTGGCATATTAATATTTAAGCTAAGGCTCTAAATCTTGTAAGTCTTATATCTGTTTTATTACGAGAAGAGTTTATATCATCACTTCCTCCAGCGTTTATGTTATAAACAGCTGTACCGTTAGAATTATTAGAAACACTACTTATTACCCCACCCCCGCTTTGATTGTTAAGTGTGGTGTTTAAATTATCTAATGTTTCTTTAAGATCTGTCATATCTGCGCTAGTGTCGGCTTCTTCAGTTTCTTTTACTTCAGGTAATTGCGCTACAGGAGTAACTGTACCTGTAGGCTGGGCTGTAACTTGACTAGGAGCTGTTATTTTATATTCATTAACATTAGTAGCTACTTCTGTACCAGGAGTCCTTAACGCAGGAGTTGCTGCAACGGATGTTTTAGTTGCAGGTGCTTTAGTAGTACTCGTTTCAGGCGTTACTTGACCAGGTGCTTTAGTAGTACTCGTTTCAGGCGTTACTTGACCAGTCTCTCTACCAGGTTCTCCTTCTACAGCCTCATATCCCTTTTTACCTAAAAATGCTCCGAGTTTTGTTCCGCCAATACCACCTAAAATACCACCAATAATACCACCAGCAGCTGCACCTATAGCATTTCCTATTCCAGGTACAATTGTACCAATAGCAGCTCCGGCTTCAGCTCCAGCTATAGCTCCAACTTCAGCCCCGGCCCAGCCTCCAGCTGTACCACCAACGCCTACTGTAGCCGCTTTTTTTACATTACCGCTTTTGTTATATTCTTCAAGTCCTTCTACAGCGCCACCAACTAATGCACCTCCAACTTTAGCAACTTTACCGAATTTAGATGCAGTAGTAAGTACCTTACCAGTTGTTCCAGCTGCAGCTTCACCAGCAGCAGTTCCAGCACCTTCAGCAGCAGTAGATGCTTCTTTTGCAGCTTTTGCTGCCTTAGCTACCCCTCTTACCTCTTTGACTGTATCTTTAACATTTTTGACATCACTTATAACATCTGTAGCATCTTTTTTACCGAAATATCTTGAAAAAATATTATCCTTTTCAGGTTGTTGTTGCTGTTCTTTTAAACGATTCTCGTTCAAGAGATCTTCTAATTTTTCTAAAACAGTATCATTAACATCTGTTAACTCCACCTTAATAGGCTTATTCTTGTCAACAGTCTTTTTTGCTTTAGTAGTCTTTTTTTCTGGTGCAGCTTTTAAAGCAGCTTCAATAACTTCACTACTATCTTTTGTTTTAATGTTTTCAGCTGCAGTAGCAACATTACCTACAGTAGCTTCCGGTTTGACGTTCTTGCTTAAAGCATCTCGCTCTTTCGCCATTTTATTGTAGCGATATTCAGCAGCTGCTTCAGGATTTTCATCAATAAGATCAGTTAGCTCTTTATCCTTGCGTTTATCTAAAAGTTTTTTCTGTAGATCAGGAAAATACTTACCAAGACCTCTTCCATAATTCTTTTCGTATTTCTTATCTAATGCACGCTCTCTTTCACCGTAATTTTCAGAAGCACTTTTCTTAACTCGCTTATCTTCTTCTACGTTTTTTATCTTTAAAGCTTCAACTAGTTTCGTAATTTCTTCTGTTAAAGGGCTATTAGTGTCTGTCGTGCTTTCTTTCTTCTGTAATAAATCCTTAACAGTACTGTTTAACTTTTTAGTTAATTTAGGTATGTTTTTATCGATGCTAGCTAATAATTCTTTATTTTCTGATAAAAGCTTGCTGTTTTTATCAGCTGTATAAAGCAAGTTAATATCAACAGCCTTAGAACTCTCTAACGCCTTAGCAATCTTATCTAAGTTTTCACTCAAATCCGGACCCGGAAGGCTAGCTTGGCTAACTTTAGTGGTGTTATCTGGATCCTGGGTTTCTAACATAAAAATACTTAGCGGTAAAGCTAAGCTTTATATTACCTATCAAGAAAGAAATCCACAGTAATATCAAACGGAATAGGCGGGTTATATTCTTGTAAAGTTAGTATTTTGCTTGTTAAAGAGTTTATATTTGTAGCGTAACTTTGTATCTCAAACATTACTTCAGCTGGTAAGTTTTCAATAAGAGTAATTTTATCTTTAAAAGAATACGTATTGTATTGAGTATCGGTTATTTGATCATTATCTATAACCCAGACATTTTTAATCATTTTACAGGCTTCAGACAACACCGCATCTTCTACTATTTCATCTAGAGACATAGTCGGAGTAGCTTGCCCTTCTCTTAACTCTTTTTCTAACCTATACTGGATTTCAATTGTGGGTACCTGTAATTCAACTCTTATATTTTTTATTTCAATTGTTTTATTGCTAGGTATTTCTAAAGAATTTATAAGTTGTATAGAGCTTTCAATGCTACCAGTATAAGTTGTGTTTTCATCAGCAACTGTTATATTGACCCCTAATGTGCTTTTGCGAATAAACAATAAAATAGCAATACGGTCTAATGTTGTTAAGTTATCTATAACATCTTGTTCATAGCAATTTTCTTTGATAATATTATATGTAACAATTATAAATCTAGTACTATATACAATGTTATCCGTAACACACGAATAAAGCGACTTTTGCTGTTTAGAGGTTAGTGGCTTGAACTTTACATTCCGCTTTAAGGAAGGTATATAAATATCAAAAGAATTTCTTTCAGATAAAGTATTAATCTGGGTAATTATATCGTTTAAGTTTGTCATATTAAAATCCTAATTCACTGTTAAGAGAGCCTGTATTTAAACTGCTTGTTTCTTTTTTACTTGTTTGCTTCTCATTATCTTGCATGAAGTACATCCAGTATACCTGCATTTCGACAGGAGTTATCGTATCAATATAGTTAGCATCAAAACCGGCATATTTAACCATATTATAAAATGCTCTGTATATGTTGTTTAGATCTTCTGTAAAATTAAACTCTACTAATTGTTGTAATGTTTCAACAGTAATGTTTTTAGTTATTCTTAAAGCAATATCCTTGGCTACTGGATCTTTTACCACTAACAAGTCTTCCGCTTCATATTTTTTTTCAAGCTTTTTAATAGCTTTGTATATTTTATTAGTATATGTATGAGGTAAAGAGTTTACTACTTGCAATCTTTCATCAAATGCTAAATCCTTAAAAATAACAGTTTGTTCACCAATTACTATGTTATCTATACAAGACGCTAAGATAATGAAGATATCCCTGTTATTACTAAGGAGAACATATTCGTCTCGAGCTTTATATGATGAAAAACTTATAGTTATACCGTCTATTTGTATAGTATCGGATTTATTAATAGTATTAACCAACTTAATTAATTTATCTACGGAAATGCTATAGTTAAACGTAGTGCCACCCTTAGTGGTTCCTTTTAGCTTTAAATCCGGACTAACACAGTAATTACGGATTGTTAATAGTAATGAAAGTTTATCTTCAATTGTAATATCTATATCTTTAATATCAGAACATAAATCTTGTAATATAGAATTATACTGCTGGATTGTTTCTTTTTTGTCTGTATTATATAAGCTTTTAACTAGCTCTCTATATTGCTTATAATAGAGCTCTCCTATTTGTACCTCTTGTTTTTTACTAGGTAAATAAGCGTTAAGTTTGAAAGGCATTACAACCTACTTACCACGAACCCCCAGCACCTCCACCCCCGAAACTACCACCACCGCCTGTAAATCCATTATTAGCGTTTGTAGTTGTTTTTGCAGGAGCAGCTACAGTAGATGGAATATTTGGAACAACGATACTTGGTATAGTACTCCCCCCTGCAGAGACTGCGGAGTTAGTACCAACTTCATAAGTAGAATACGTCCAAGTAACTGCAGCTGTGCGCATACCAACCTTACCATATGTTGCATCATAGCTTGCAACATCTATAGGTGCAGCATTGTGAAAAGTAATAAGTTTACGGATAACATCTGAGTTGGTTTTATCTAAAAATGCTATCGTAATGTCTGTTTTAAAGTCTTGAGTGCTTTTTATACCAACTTGAGTGTTAAGATTCGCTGAGCTTTTTCTAGAGAATAAACCAAATTGAGATACAGCTACTATCCACGGTCTGATAACATAATCAATAAATGATGTGTTTGTTTCAAGAAACGATATTTCAAAGTTTGCTAAATTCTTACGTCCTTTTAATATTGGACCAGAAATTAAACCACCCGCTAAAGTAGTATTAGTATTTAAACCTACTCTATCTGCACTACTTCCTTCTCCAGGTACTTTAACACCGTTAGCAAAATAAACATCAGATACATCTAAGTTTTGATCTCCATTCCATACATCAGGGTATACCTGCAAAGCACTATCAGAAATAATATCTTTTGCAGCATCTAAATTCGTGATAATAGTATCTAAGTTCTCTATACCTATAATGAAGTTAGCTTCAAGTGGTATATGAAAGTTAGGTGTAGATAGTACCTGAGTTAAAAATGTACTATTTGTAATAGGCATTTTATTTCTTACGTATTGCTTTCGAAATACTCTTTACATTACGTACAATGCTGTTTACGGTGCGCAGGGTGTTTAACACATTACCTAATGCACCAGCACCACCGGGTGATTCGTATTGAGGAATTGAACCCGGAGTTACATCCCAAGTTTGATAACCAAGTGTTACTTTAAATTCTTGCACCTTACCTGCACCAGATAAGTCATAAGCAATTCCTGGAGTAGATACCACAAATAAACCATTCAAGGTGTACGATGCCACTGTTTCCAAATTATCATCAAGTACATCAATTACTGCATAACTATCTAAACCGGGTACAGGGCTCACATTTAAACGTCCTGGGTTATCGGTGTTATCAGCTACTTCTTCTAATCTCTGTTCAAACCATTGCTTTAAATATAGTATTTGATCAGTTAAGAAAGTTAATTCCCAATTTTTGCTGTCACCATAATCCCGAACACCTGTTGAATGAATCTCTACACCGAAATACTTTACTGTTGATATAGCAGCTTTTTTGCTCGGTAAGGACATACTCTTTAAATACACCAAATCGTCATCTCCCAGAGCTTGACCGTTTATTACCAATTGACTTACACGAGCTTGATAGTCTCTAGAAAATCCGCGCTCTGTAGCTACCCGGTAAAATGTATTTAATGTTTGGTCTGTCATACTATTACTTATTACTGAACTGTGAAATACTGAAATGCCATTGTAGCTCTAAACTTTACTACTTCCGTACCAGCATCAGTAATGTTGTATTCGATTGGGTTTAAATTAACCGGAAATACCCCGTATAATGTATATGTTCTTATTGTGTTTAAAGGTTCTGATGTTGTTGTTACTTCGTTGTTATTACCAACTGGTTCAATCGTTTCTGTCAAAAGATTAAGAGTTAAATTGCACTTAGCAAAATCAATATTAGATGTAGAATTAGTTGAGTTATCGTATAACGTAAAACTCCATTGTTCAAATAAGTTTCTAATTAACATATCACTATCAGATATGAACTCTACTTCCCAGTTTTCACTATCCGGATACGAAGCATTAGTTGGTACTACAAATTCGAACGCTTTGTAAGGTACTTTTACTGTGTTAATTTTCCTAGCCGGTACTTTGGCGGATTGTATATATAGAGTGTAATCCGGTATAGAGTTAACTAAATTAGATATATTATCTGGCAACCCTGTAATATCTTCTATTTGGAAGTTGTATTTTTTATTAAAGCCATACTTAGATACAGCATCAAAAAACCTATGTACATTGGGTTGTGTTACCGACATATTAATACTTAAGCTATATACAACAAAAAACCCGACTTTTCAGCCGGGTCAAATGTATTTAATTTAGCTTATTATTTACCAACACCTGTATCGGTCCAGTAATGGTAAGCTAATGTAGCTGTAAACTGTAACGGAGTACCTGAACCTGTAATATCATAACCAAGAGTACCAAGCTTTTGTATATAAGCACCGAACAATGTATAAGAATTTATAATGTTAAGTTTGTCATCAATTTGGTTAAGTTGGATAACAGATTCTGGACCTCTTACTGATAGATTACCTGTACTTGTTTGATCATCAAAAACAAGACTTCTCTGCCAAGCTTCTAACTTATTGCGAAGTAAGTTAGCTTTATCTGCACGGAATGTTACGTCCCAAGCATTGCTGTTTGGGTATTTTACTGTACCAGGCATATTGAAGTCTAAACCCATATATGTTGCAGTCTGATTCTGAATAGCTCTATCAGGCAATGTGGCTGTGGTAATGTAAACGAAGTCGTCTTCATTAAACGTGTTGTTACCAATAGATACTACACGAAGCATGTAATTTCTTGCGAAATCTCTTTGCTGTGCTACCCTGTAAAAATCCGATATGGTCTGGCTCATATAATAATATTTATGCTAAACACTATCTTTATTTAAGATATTTATTTGCTTTTTTAATTTACGTATAACCCATGACGCTCTTATTTTATCCTTAAATTCTTGAGTATGTCTACGCCCCTTATTCCAGTCATTACCTAGCTTAGCTACACTTTTCTTTTTCCGCGTTTCCTCACTCTCTGGGGCCCTAAGTTTTTGTGCTATAGACATTTTTTTTCGTGTACTTTCTTTGTGTTTTTTATTTAACATAGTACCTGGCTTATTTCTCCTAGCCGAATTAATAGATATCTTGTTGCGAGTCTCTATGGTGTGGGCATGACCTATGAAAGACGGAACATATGCACTTTTATTTATATTCATGCATAATTCGCTATTATAGTGCATATTAATATATCCTTGCTCAGATTCTCGCAAAAGCAATTTATCAGGTTCAACAGATTCTATCACTTCAAACATCCAATTTTTCTTATGTTTATTATATCTGTTTTGCATATGAGTGTTCCAATGACTATTTCTTTCAAGCTCAATAAAATGTTCTCTCAATCTAGTTCTGCAATCAAGAGACGAGCCCACGATAAAGTGTCCTGTATCTTGGCATGTTATTTTATATACTCCAGAATCTATATTAAACGGATTAATGTAAACTACTTTTGTTTTACCGTCTTGTATTGTTTGTGTCATATATTTATTTATAAAAAAACCCTAGAATTTCTTCTAGGGCTCATATAATATTTATGTTAAGGTTATTGTAGTAACTCGTTAAAGTCTTGAGATGTCTTAGTAGCGTAGAAGTTTACTAAGATAAACTCTGCAGTGCGAACTGGCTTAATGTAAATGTCTACTACAAGTGAGTTGTCATCAACAACGTCAGGCGTATTGTTAGTAGCGTTACATACAATTAAGTAGTCGTATACGCCTTGAGTATTCTTAGCTAACTCAAACACTGGCTTAATAGTATTAACTAAGCGGTTCTGTGTAAATGTCGTGTTAGGTTCAAATACGAAGAACTTAGTTGTGTTTAATACTGATTTTTCTAAGAATAAGAATAGACGACGTACATTAATACGATCGAATGCACTTGGAGCAGCTAACAGCGTCTTTTGACCGTAAATCGAGAATCCTTCGTTAGGGAAGTTTACTACTGGGTTAACGGCAATCTTATAAAGTAAGTCGCGTTGTTTCTGTTGTGGGTTAATTGCGATATCTGTAATACCTGTTACAACACCACGATTTAAACCAGCAGGTGCACCCCAAGGATAAGCTACTGCATCATTGCTTGTATAAACTGCTGCAGCAAATGCTGAGAATGGTAACCAAATTGGTTGACTTGTAAACTGATCTACTAGTTGTACCCAGTTACCATATGTAGCAGCATAACTTGTGTTAAAACCACTATATAAGTTATTTAATGGCCAGTAAATGTTTTGTGAGAAGTTAAGACTCTTGTTTGTTAAGGTCTTGTAATTTGCACCTTGTACAAATACTGAACGTAATGGATCTGAAATATAGATACAATCTTTACGAACACTTGAAGTAAACTGTGTGAACTGTTGATTGATTTGATTCCAAGTTGAAGCAATATTTGTTGAATCGTTGCCATAAGCAAACGTACCGTCAGATGTTGTTAAGTAATTTGTAGCTGATTGTACTGCTGAATTATAAAGTGTATCATCAAATATACCGGTTGAATTTACACCTGTTAATGATAGAGCAGCAATTGTTGAAAGACCAGCATCGCAAACTACGTCAATGTTATAAACATCAGCATTAGCAGCAATGTTTAAAGCAGTGTTAAGTTTACCACTAACGTTACCGATAACTTTGTTTGTTGTTGTGTTTAATGATTGA